CGTAACTGAAACATCTGACAGAGCTTTTGAAGAAGAAGTAATGTTAAGTGGTTTCGCTTCTGCACCAACTAAACAAGAGGGTGCTGGAGTTGTGTTTGATACAGCTGGTGAAACTTTCACTGCTAGATACAACCACGAAACAATCGCTTTAGCATTTTCGATCACTGAAGAAGCAATCGAAGACAACCTGTATGACAGATTAGCTGCAAGATACACAAGAGCTCTTGCAAGATCTATGTCAAACACGAAGCAAGTTAAAGCTGCAAACGTGCTTAACCAAGCACAATTCAATGCTGTAACTGGTGGTGACGGTGTACCGTTAATTTCGGCTTCTCACCCACTAGCAACAGGCGGTACATTCTCGAATAGACTTACTGTAGCTGCAGATCTTAACGAAACTTCACTAGAGCAGTCGTTAATCGACATCGCTGGATTCGTAGACGAAAGAGGTCTAAGAATCGCTACTCAAGGTAGAAAGATGATAATTCCAAAAGAATTACAATTTACTGCTGAGAGATTGATGAAAACTCCTCAAAGAGTTGGAACAGCTGATAACGATATCAACGCAATCGCTTCAATGGGGATGGTACCAGAAGGATACTCAGTTAATAATTTCTTAACTGATACTGACTCGTTCTTCCTAATGACTGATGTACCTAATGGAATGAAACATTTCGTTAGATCACCAATCAAAACTGCGATTGAAGGTGACTTCGATACTGGTAACGTAAGATTTAAAGCTAGAGAAAGATACTCTTTTGGATTCTCAGATCCTAGAGCAATCTTTGGTAACGGAAACTTACCAACTAGTTAATAGTCTTTAAAGATTATATTAAGGGCGGTGCATTAACTTTGCACTGCCCTTTTTTTTATGTTAATTATAATTATGATTATTAATAAAGAAATTAATCGTAAGGTAGAAAAAGAATATTTTTTTATTAAAGGCATTTTAGACATAGACTGTCAATATTTTATTGAAAAAATTAAGGAAAGTTGCTCTTCAAAAGATAATAACAATTATGTCACTAATATATTAGGACTAATGACTCCTTATAATTTTTTTGTAAATGATGAAAAATTTATAAAAGAAATTGCTCATCCCCTTATGGATTATGTTGACGAAAACTATAAACAAATAAGCTATAGTCTTCGAGATGCTTGGGGATTTGAGCTAAGACCTAGAGAAAAAACAATATTTCATGATCACCATGAAGCATTATGGTCGGCAGTAGTATATTTAAATGATTGTGAACAAAATTTAGAATTTAAAGATATTAAACAAAAATGTAAACCACAAAAAGGTGCTTTTTGTATTTTTAGTTCATTTTTAAGTCATGGATGTAAAAAAAATACAGATACTATTTCAAAATTTGGAATGAGTCTTAATTTTAATGAATTAAAAGCTTAATAATTCAAGTAGTATTTACCTAAACTAATAAGTATAATATAATAAAAAGACCTAGAAAATATAATTTTGTAGACTGGCTAGGCAGACGGTATAGAGACTACAAAATTTAACCGCTATACAGGAGAAAACTATTATGGCAAACACAACTTTTTCAGGACCAGTCATTTCTAAAAATGGCTTTATAGGTACTGGACCAGGATCAACTGTAGCACTAACAGCTAACACATCGTTAACTGTAAATGCTCACGCAGGAAGAATCCTTTTAACACAAGATGCAGATGGTATTTTCACTTTACCTTCAATTGTTGCAACAGCTGATTCAGCAGTGGCAGGACCAGGAAGTGATTTAAATAATGCAAATAATATTGGTGCAACTTTTACTTTTTACGTAGACACAACTGCAACTGATGTTCAAATCGTAACTGATGGAACTGATAAGTTCACAGGTGCAGCTATGGTTGCTGTAGATGATGGAGCTAAAAAAGCTTTCTTTCCAGGAGCATCTAATGATGTTCTTACTATGAATGGAACTACTCAAGGTGGTATCATTGGATCTATAGTTTCAGTGACTGCTATTGAAGCAGCTAACTATTTGGTTCATAGCTCAATGTTGCTTGGATCAGGAACTATCGTTACACCGTTTAGCGACACGTAATAATAAACTAGTGGCTCCTTCGGGAGCCACAAATTAAAGGAGAAAATTATGGGTGGATCAAGTTTTTCATCGGATCAGTCGGTTGCACACGCAACTGGTACAGCTCAAATGGTAGCAGTAGGTGGAACAGGTAAAACAAATAGAACAAGATTAACTTCTATTCAAGCAAAAGGAAATGCTAGTGGTTCAATTATATTTAGATCTGGTGGCGCTACAGGAGATGTTATTGCAACTTATCTTTTTGGAACTGAAGGTTTAGATATGTACTTACCAGGTAATGGTATTTTTTTCGCAGATGGTATTCATGCGACTATTGCTGGAACTGCAGGTGTAACTATTTCATTTACTTAAAATGGATTTAGATTATTACGCTGATATAATCGAATTAAAAAAAGGTGGCATGCCACCTAGAAATAAAAAGAATTTCCGTTCTACAAAAAGTGGAGCGGGAATGACTCAAGCTGGAGTCATGGCTTACAGAAGAAAAAATCCTGGAAGTAAATTAAAAACTGCAGTCACAGAAGATAAACCAGGTAAGAAAAGAGCAGCTCGGAGAAAATCATATTGTGCAAGAAGCGCAGGACAAATGAAAAAGTTTCCTAAAGCTGCAAAAGACCCTAATTCAAGATTAAGACAGGCTAGACGTAGATGGAAGTGTTAGACTATGTCTTACCTAAATGCTAATATACCACCTATATATTGTAAAGTAAAAAAGGAGTATTTATATGATCTTAAAAAACATCAAGGAGAAAGTGAAGAGTGTGTGGTCTTCAGTATCACATCCATATCGGGACGTGCAATCTTATTTAACATCATGTTACCAAATGGTGCATGCTTTTGGCGCTTGCCTATCTCAGCGTTTTTCCAAAAATCACATGATAGAGCCACTGTGCCGAATATGCAGACGCACGAGTTGGAACTGTGGAACTGTTTTAGTTACTACCCTAGTGTTACTTGTTTTGATTGGTTGGCTGGTTTAAAAGGTAAATTTTTAGGTTTAGACAAAAAATTTTACCATGGAAAATATTTATTTACTATTGATTGGGCTCATCCAGAAACTAATATTTTGGACACAGAGCATTCTGAAATTCCTCAGGAACATAAGTGTGCACATATATTGGAGCTTACTAACGGTAATTATGCAGCTCAGCCTAATAATCGTATTTTGTGGCATGTTAATAGTTACACTACTGATGACAGTTGGCCTGACTACAAAGTTCAAACTACATACTGGGATGCAGAAGATTCAAATATGGTTACAGAAGATAGTGACAAAATGTTTTACGAAATGAAAGAAAAAACAACATCTGAGTTACTTAGAGAGGGTTTTGAAGAAGAGAAAAAAATGTATGAAGAGGAAGAAAAAAACAAAAGAACTTATTTAAATTATAAGGAATATGCACACGATTTATCATTTGAAAACGATGGTAATAAAAATGATTGATAGGTTTATATATAATTTTTTTGGGCTACTAGACAAGTTATTTAATAAGATAGATAATATATTTAACAGGAAAAATAAAAAGAAATAATTATGGGGTATCAAAGAATGAACTATTATGCGACAGGTTTATTGATATTAATGCTAGTCATATTAGCTCTTTGTGGGGGACCAAGTGTCCAATAAACCTTTAGATATCGGAGAAGAGGCAAGAGTACAGATGCCGATGAAGACGGTTGCTAGCCTGATCGTGCTCGTTGCAATGGGCGTGTTCGCTTATACGGAGCTGACTGCGAGGTTAGTATCGTTAGAGACATCACGTGAGTTATTTGAAAATGATTTATTAAAAAAATCTGAACAAGTGCCTACGGACCAGGAGCAACATTTTTTAATTGAGGATTTGTACAAAACCGTTGAGAAGATGGAAGAAACTCAAGAGATGAACATGACTAACAAAGTCAACATAGAATTTTTAAGAGAACAATTAGATAAAGCATTAGAAGATATTGAAGGACTGAAAGATAAAGTAAGAGAAAATGGTAAGGCATACTAATGACAGAGTTAGTGGTAGCATTACTTATGATTGTACATGGAGAGATAAAGGAGGCACGTATCCAGACTTCAATGTCTGATTGTCTTAAAGGAGCACGTACAGCTAGACGTGATTCTAAATCGCACGTAAAGTATCAATGCCTGAAGCAAATAGCAGAGCTCGAAAAAAATATAGATGGATCTTTTTCAATTAAGAAGTTAATATTAGAATAATAATTATGAACCTTTCACAAAATTTTACTCTTCAAGAGTTAATTAAATCAGATACAGCTATACGTTTGGGCATTGATAATAATCCTAATGCAGATCAAATAGAAAAATTAAAAGCATTATGTGAAAATGTATTGCAACCGGTCAGAGATCATTTTGGTAGAGTAAAAGTCACATCAGGGTTCCGTACTATTGAGCTTTGCCGTGCCATCGGTAGCTCAGAAAAATCGCAGCATGCAAAAGCTGAGGCCGTTGATTTCGAATGTATAGGGGTCGACAACGCTGAGGTAGCTGATTGGGTACATATGAACTGTGAGACAGATCAATTGTTGCTTGAGTTTTATACACCAGGAGAACCTAACTCTGGATGGATTCACGCCAGTTGGATACCTTATCAACCTAGAAGACAGTTTATGCATGTTTTTAAATTTGAAGGTAAAACAAAATACAAACCAATTATTGGCAAAGCAAAAGATTTAATATAATTATCTTTTGTGAAAGTTTTTAAAAATTTCTTAAAAGTTGAAGATTTTAACAATTTAAAAGAAAATCTTACTTCAAATTATTTTCCTTGGTATTTACACAAGGGTGTACTGTATAAAAATGATGGCAATGTAATGATGACCCATAACTTTTTTGATAATCAAAAAAATTATATTAATTCAAACTATTTTGATTTACTTAAAAATTTAATTACAAATATAAATCCTTTTACACTAATTAGAATAAAAGCTAATCTTACCTTTCCAACTCAAAAAAATAAAGAAACTGGTTTACATATAGATATACAAAATGCAAAAAATTATAAAATTTTTACTGGACTATATTATCTAAATACAAATGATGGGTACACTTTATTTGAAGATGGAACTAAAAATTACAGTATTGAAAATTCTTATATTGAGTTTGATGGTTCTATAAAACACCAAGCGGTTACACATACAAATACATCTAATAGAATTGTAATAAATTTTAATTATATAAAATAATTATGAATATTAATTTTTTATGTTCTCTACCTAGAGCAGGTAATACATTACTTGGGTCAATAATAAATGAAAATAAAAAAATAAAACTTAGTCCAAATTCAATTACTTTGGATATTGTATATAAACTACATGAATTAAAAAATGATGATATTTTTAAAAACTTTCCTAAACATAGCTCTTTAGATAACTTAATTAAATTAAGTTTACAGAATTATTATAAGGATTGGAACTGTGACTTAATAATAGATAGAGGACCATGGGGAACACCAGATAATTTATATATACTAAAAAAAATTATTTATAATCCAAAATTTTTAATACTTTT